TAATTGAATTTCCAGTGATTTTCGCCCCAGGAATATCCCCATCAGTTAAATTTAATTTTGCGTAGGCAATTGTTGTATTTAATAACTTTGTACCTTCAATACTTCCTGCTAACTGTGCGTTTGTAATCGTTCCAACCAATGCTGAAGTTGGATACGCTGTTGCATCAGAAAGATTAAAGGCAGGTGTCGCATCAGCAGCTCCTAAGTCAACAGAGACTCCACCAAAAGAAACACTGTCATTAGCTAGTTTTACATTTGTAATTGAACCATCCGCTACGGTTCCAGAGACGTAACCTGCGGCTAATTTTGCATGAGGAATATCACCATCATCAATTAACGCAACACCAGCAGCAATTAAATCTTTAATCGTTACTTTTTTTGTCTCAGTTGCACTAATATCAGCAACCGCCGCTACGTCTGTTGCTTGTATCCCCGCTTCCGCTAATGCTGGGAGCGAAGTTATCTTGAGATCTGCCATTGCCGACTAACTAAAAACCAATACCAGCAGTTTAAACCTGTTCGAGCAATATGCGACTTTCATTTTCCTGAAGGATCTTATCTGCACTCTCTTGTAACAAGAATCCAGGGGTGTCTCCTGTCTTTAACTTGACAACTCCATTTGTAACAAACTCCACTCTTGTCTCTATAACTTCAGTGACAGAGACATTTACAGCAACATTTGTAATAATACAGTTAGCTTCGTAGAAAACATTTTTCTTGGCATTTTCAGAGTCTCTATAGATATAAAACAAACCATCAAAATCTGAACCTTGCTGCGTCCGAACGATTAACTGCGCCAAATAAAAGGGAAATTCTGGATCTGTTCCGTAATCATTAGCCCTATCTCCTGTGTCGTAATCATGTTCCCAAATACAGGTCATTGAACCTTGACCACTAATTAATCCAGCTTCATATTGATTTCTAAATTCATCCCCAAGATTAGTTAAGTCAACCTGCTCTCTACTAGTTGTCATCTCAAATTCTCTAACACCTGCCACATGTCTAAATCTTTCATTTCTGGTACGAATCAAAATATCTTTTGCCGAACTAGGAGCAACAAGTGATAAAGCTGTTGCCTGTTCTCCTTCAATTGCCCTTGCGAAAGAACTATATAAACGTATTCCTCCTACTTGATCGACATTGATATACCATTTTCCGTCTGGATAACTATGACCATTAACTAATTCAAGCGTTGATCCGTCAGCCGTTTCTATTTCAACCTCGTCTCCAGTAATCAACGATCCAGAACTATGATCGACACTAAATCTATTTGTTGATGTGTTTACGTCATAAGGATCTAACTTCGTCTGCAAAGCAGATTGAAGTGTATCTCTTTTAAGGGCTATTTCACCCCATTGACCAAAATAAACACCCATTATGATCCAGCAGCAGCGGCTCCAGTGGCAAGACTATCTTCAATTGGGGCACCATTCGCTTCCCAAGTTATATCAACAGAAGAAACTTCTCCTACTGAAGCACTCATTGTAATTCCAGTAACTAAAACCCAAAAAGTTATAAATCTAGGGGTCGCTCCATCTAGCCAGGCTAATTTCAATTTTATATCGGTACTCGCAGTCTGTTGCCCGTCTCCCGCAGCAGTTCCAGAGCTTCTTTTAATTGAATTTTCGAGAATGGCTTTAACGTTTGATCCGCCTGAAGTCGTGTAATAGAAAAGTCGCGCACTGCCTGAGTAACTACGAATACCATCAGTGATTGTTCGATCAGTGTCAGCCATTGAAGTCGTTTCAATGACCGCTTGATTAACAGAAAAGCTCCAATTCTGAACTTTCGCAGCTTTATTTGTCTCAGTGCCTATATATAAGGCACCGTCTCTACCTGTATAGAAACCAGCCACATTCCCAAAAAACAAACATTAAATCTATTCTACGGTGAATCGAGGCAAGCAACAAAACTACAACTAACATTACTTATTCCTGGATAGACACTTGTTACCGTTGGAGGCTCTGAATATCTCCATTTCAAGCCCTTTCTCGTTGTCCCATCTCCTCCTGTAATATCCGTTCCAACAATCTCTTTTTCCAGTAAATTACCTGACCCTGACCCATCTATTCCTGCTGCTCCAGTCTCCATAGTGAACTTAACCCAACTCCAGTCAGCATTAACATCATCGTAATTTTGAATAATTAAACCTGCCTGAGCATCTGTAATATTTGAAAAGCCTAAAGTCAAAGTTGCATTAACTCTTTTTTGGCTGTATCGAATAATCGTCTTAGCACCATTTTGCGCCTCAAAAGTATTTTGAGGATATGTACCAGGGCTATAGACCCTAGAACTTGGCTTTAGAGAAGGAAAAGGTTGACTAGAAGCCATTAATCCATATCCTCAAATCTGTCTGAAAATACAACATCATTAAGCTTACAAGATTCAGGATTTTGCCATTCTAGCTTTTCCAATATAGCTAACTTCTTATCGCTAGTTAAAGGAACATGAGTTGCTGCAATTTTTACAAATCCTTCCTCTCCATAGGTTATTGATTCAATTTTATAAAGTCGATCACTTTCATCTGTTGTCTTAACCGTAAACAAGACATCAGTTGGAGCACTTGAGAGACTTGCTTCTCTTACTTCATCTGTTGAGCCAGGTTTCCAATAATAAATCTGAGGATTACCTGTAATAGGTTCTCTGCTAATCACTTCTCCAGATTCAGTAATAATGCCATTATCAAATCTATTCGTATGAGTTGATTCAGAAACAAGTCGAACATATTGCCCAGGAATTAAATTCAAAACAGAAGTTGGAGATGTTTCAAAAGAAATTGCATGATCAACTAGTTTTCTAGTTGCTAACGCAATAGCAGCAAACATCTTGGCATGAGATTCAGACGTACACCAGTTACTAAAATCAAAAACTTCTTCAGGTAATTTTTCTCTATCTGCTTCAGATTGACCACTTTCAATATATGAAAATGTTTTAGTTATATTTTCAGGAAATCCGTTTTCATTATCTTTCCTATAAATAACAACAGCCTTAAACATTTGTCTTTCTTCTGGATTCAAGAATGTAACTTGTAAATCTTTTACATTTCCATCTGTAAATAAAGCTCTAATAGGAATCTCATTACCTCCAATAACTGCATCAAACTTTATTTTCTTTGAATTACTATCAATTGGCAGGCCAGGAGAAAGGCTAAATTGACCTCCTAAAATATTAAAATCACAAAAATTATTTCCTGCATGTTCAAAAATAAAGTCTCTTAAATTAAATCTTCTATCAATAATTCCATCCCATTCAAAACAATTAGCCTTGCAATAACCAGAAGCTAACGCCATTCTTGTCTTGTCTACAGATAAAGCACCTATTGTGCTTGCTGCTCCATAATCTTGGTTCGTCAATAAATCATAAGCAATCTCTGGGAAATTATTAGAGCTTATTTTTTCCGTAGAACTAGATGCACTGTAAGGAGCAGAATTATCACTCAAAGGTAGAATTTTTATACCTGATTTAATAAAAGCAGATAAATTATTAAAGGTTTCAAATTCTCTTGAACTATTAATCCTCAATCCAGCAATTGCAAGATTTGAATACGTGGGAGAAATTGCCCCTTCCTCACTATCAAGGATTTCATTAACAAAGACTATCTCATGTTCTGGATTGTCTGCATGGCTAGAATCTTCTGCATCATATAAGAAGTAATCTGCAATTTTGTTGTTAGGGTTATAATTTGTTTCTTCATAATAAGGCTTCTGTAGTCTCATCTTGCGTTGCCACATAGTATCTAATTCTTCTAATCTTTTTGTTAAACTTTCACTTTGACCTTCCTCTTGTTCGTCTATAGCAGCTACAACTGTATCAGTTGTTAAATTATTAGTACCATCATTAATTGTAAAACGAAGAATCGAACCGACAGTATAACCAGTTCCTTGATTTTCTATTTGAAAACTTCTAAAACTATTATTGGCATAATATGTGACTTTTAATTTTGCCCCCGAACCAGTCCCAGAAGCAGTGGAAGGAGTAACTGTTGTCACTGTCTGTGTCAACTGGGTGCTAACAGCAACAGACACAGTAACTTTATATCGATTTTCTTTTGCACTAGACGAAACTAAATCTCCAATTTCCACTTTTCTTTGAACACCATCACGTTCTCCAATAGCAGCAAAGCTTGTTGGGAGTTGACCATTTTCAGTAGGCATTGTCCCTGCATCTGCTTCAAAAAGCGTAGTAGCAGTAATTCCTCCCGTGTAATAAACAAGCCTCCATTTAGTAGATCCTTTTAAAAGAACAACAGCTAATCCTCTTATAGGATTGTAAACATTAGGAAAGTTTTCTCCTGGGTAGGATGCATCGGTTATATCTTCATAGCTCCAATTTGAACCTAAAGTTAAGGGATCGACCCCTCCTTGATAGGAATTCTCTTGACGACTCAACGATGTAATTGGACCACCCAAAGAAGAAGCACTATCTACAAAATCATCATTAAACCTTCTCCATTCTCTATTGTTTGTGACTGATGTCCCCAGGGCAATCTGATCAACACTAGGAAGAAGTAAAGGATCCGCATGAATAAAAACTTTTATAGGATCACTAAATCCTTTAAATTCATTAAAACGAATAGGAGCAGCATGATTCAATACATAGGCACCTCTATCAAAATTGTTAGAAGATAAAATATAATTACCAGCAACAGGGAGCAACCTATATTCATACTGACCTTTCTGGTGATGAATTGAAATAGTGTTATATTGCTCAACAGGTGAATCCCCTTTTATACAAAGGAATGTGTTACATATATCTTTAAAGTCAAGCTGGGAATGTTGAGGTCTTCCTTGTAACTTAAAAAAGCTATAACGTGTTAGATATTTACTCATAGAACCAACACCAATTGTCCCGTTTCTATCTTCCGTGTTTAAAATAATTTCAGCAGAAGGTACACCGTTAAGATTAGGAAAGCCATTAACTCTCCTGAAAACCTTACTTTTAATTCCTAATTCTGTTATGTGACAAGCTTTTGTGTTAGAAACTAAAGCCAACGAGACTCTTTGTAAATTTAAGGTGCTAAAAGGAGCATTAATTGCATTAACATCTTGAATCTCAACAAGTCCTGCCTCGTCAACAGTAAATTCAAAGTCTTTTGCAAAATACTTATCTGGACTCCATTGTCTTCCATCCAATACTTCTGTACAAGTAGCCAGCGCAGTTCCCAACATGTATTGTTGTCCCACCTGAATGCTGTCATCTGCTTGATTCCTGACTGTATCCACAGCAGACTTCGCATCTTCTGATCCATGAGGTGAAAATTTATTATGCTTTCTAACTTTTGTACTATCCGAATTACCTTCAAATAAACGAACGTCTCTGTCTTCATAAAAATCTGCATCGTTATACAATCTTAATCCTTCTTGATCCAGAGGCTGCTCAATAAAAGCATCCTCCCTTTCTGCTCCAAAAATTCGATAAGTAAACTTATCTCCTTTTACAGCCTCAACTATTGCCCCACTTGATTGGGAACCTATAACAGCACAATATCGTGGATAACGGTTAAGAATCTTTCTAACTTTATGAGGTAATTCTCTATTTTTAAAATCATCATCTGCATCAATTGCAAACATAACTAATTCCCACGGAACCCTAAAAGCATTGCCATTTGGCATGGGTGAAAACAACCCGAATCTAGATTGAGTAAATGATGTTTTTGCTCCTGAAGTACTTGTTGAAAATCTATAGTCTGAAGCGTTATTATTCTTCTCTATTTTTATACTGAAGGGATCAGCTGTACTGTATTCTCTATAACCTCTATGCTGTAGATTATTAGTTTCTGGAGCAGTTGTATCAGCAAATCTATGTGAATTATTTAATCTATTAATACCACTTAAGCCTGTATTAAAGTAAAGAGCTAATTTCCTTTCGCTAAAGTTTTCTAGCAAGCTATCTCCAATAGCAAAAGATTCAAAATCAGGACTCTCTCCTAATTCGCCATGAGAAAACAGTGTGACAACAGATAGTATTTCACCTAATCCTGTTGTTTTTATCTGAGAAAATAAAAGCTGAGACGTAACACGAACACCTTTTTTTGAATAAACAAGAGGAACAAACGTACCAAGAGCAGCTAATTCTTGTAGCGAATTGAAATCAAATTGAGGAGAGAAACGACTTCGACCTTGAATACCTCCAACAGTCATTGAAGGAGGGGTTTCTGGTGTTTTAGGCTTAGGAGTTAAAAGATAACTAATTGCAGAAAGCGTTATTCCTACAACAATCTGACCAAACCAAGTTAAAGCTCCACCACTTACTAAGGCAAATGTAGCAGGCTCACACCTAATATCAGGAACTAGCTCATAGCCTTTCCCTCTATTTTTTGCATACTCAGCAACAGCCTCTACAAACTCAAAATATTCCTTATCTGTTATTCCTAGCGTGTTACATAGTTCTACTTCATAGGGCAATAAAGTCTGACGACCGGCAATGCCTCTATAGGGCTCCATCGAGCCTCCTGGTCTACGAATGAAATCCAACCTTCCTCCCAGTAAGTTGCCAATCCATAACCCTTTTCTGCTTTTACTAGAGCTATTACACCGATCTTAGCCGTTGTTACCACAGAACAGTATTTCTCTAACTCTTCTGAAAACACATCAAAATCTCCTCTCCTTAATCTGCGATACCATTCTCTCGTAGGTTCAGGGCTATCAATCCCATAACTCTTTAAGACATCTCTAGTAATTGTGTAACAATCCCCTGCTTTATGAACATCAGGTATTGCACCTAATCGATAAGGTAAGCCAATTAAATGCAAAGGTTTCATCGAGAAGAAATTCTTGCCGTTACCGGCAAACTTCCAACTAATCGACTACTTAAATATTTACCTGTATTGCCACCAACAGCATCAATTCCACTAGACAATAAAACTTGTATCGTTTGAGAGTCATAGCCAAGAGAAGATACAGCCCACTTGTCAATGGCTAAAGCATTTCCTTCTAAAGCGGTAAAAGTAGAATTCATTTTATAAACATAAACATTTACACGTTCTTTATTTTCCAATGCTTCAATTGCATAATTCATAGATAATTTATTTGTAGAACTTGTGCTGCTAATTCTATTAGCAAGTATTAAGCTTGCTTCTAGGTTATCACCCGTATTTGTTTTTACAGCACCTTGATAAATAAAGGATAAATATTTATAAGATAAAGTTCCAGTAGACCCTAAATTAGCGGAGATAGGGGTATCAGTGTTGCTATTTTGGAATAACTTATCTGACTGAATGTTGCCATCTTTATCCAATATTTGAATAAAAGTTGTAAGTGCAATAAAGCTCATAATCCAATCCTTGTACGAGAAGATCTACTATTTTGTAATGTTCTTAATGTTTTTGATTCTCCAGCTTTAGCACCTTGAGATGTAGCAGTTGCAATAATTTGTCCTACAGCAGATTTAGGAACAAATTCTTCAGAGTTGAAGTTCAATATTGGTCCAGAGTAGTTGACTGTTGTTGACGAACCAGATGCTCCTCCAGATGAGGATGCACCTGTGCCAGGAATTACTGATTGGCCCCTGGCTCCTGCTGAATACCGTTGCATTGACTGAGCCATCTTAGATGCTGGTATGACATACTCATCTTCTCCTGCTTCTCCCACGAGTCCCATTGTGGGTCGTGTCACCATTCCACCAGAAGCAAATGGCCTAATACCATTCGCTAAGTAGTTACCATTTGCACTTCCTACTCCCTTACCAAAGAAACTAAGATTCATACCGCTCATCATATTTGAGATACCAGTTTGTAAAAGCATTGAGCCTATACTTTTTGCTATGTTCGCCAAACTATCTCCTAGACTCTGTGTACCTGTTATTAATCCCTCTATTGCACTAGCTATACCTGTAGAAATAGTCTGTCTAATACTTTCCCATAAAGATTTTATTCTGTTCAAATTGTCTATACGTTTAAGATCTGCCTCTATTTGTTTTTGTTCTACTTCTGTTAGAGCAGCCCTACCGTCTGCCAATAGTTGTTTATTTATTTCCCTTACTTTTTCTTTTATTTTTGCTTCGCTATTTCCTAAAGCCAAACTTTCTTCTAGCAAAGTTCTTTGCTTTGTTATATCTTCTGTTACTAGCTTTATCGTATCTGCTCTTACGTTAGCTACTTTTACGGTTTGATCTTCTTGTAAAAGAATTAAGGCTCTTTGTTCTACTTCTTTTTGTAGAGAATTTATAAGATCTGTTCTGTTTTTAGCCCCCGATCTACCACCACCAGAAGAACCCCTAACTCTCTCTATTTCAGCTCTTAATCTAACTATTTCAGGGTCGTCTCCAGATTCCTTTAGCTTATTTCTAATGTCTCCTCTGTTAAATGTTTTAGCTTGATTTTCTATCGCACTAATTATCCCTAATTTTTCTAAAATTATTGCTACCCCTGCCATAAGGCGTGTCATAAACTTAGACCAAGCATCTTGTAACTTTTTAGTGCTTTCTCCAAATTTTTGTAGTGCTGCTGCTCCCTCATCCCCTACAACTCTCTTCATTTCCTCCATTGCTGCATTAAAGGCAGCTTGTTTTCCTTCTAATTGTTGAATTAGATTTATTCTTCTTTCATCTATTGTTCCAACCATACCAAGTGCAGCAACTAAGGCAGATGTATCCATAGTTGCTTTATTCATCGCCTTTCCTAAGTCTGCTGAACCTTTAACAAAAGCATCTACAGCAGAACCAATATTTGTACCGACTAGGGACAGAGCAAAACCAAACTGACCTCCCATCATTCCACCACCAAAGCCACCTAAAGCACCACCAGCAGCCGCACCAGCACCTTGACCAAATAGCAATGGGAAAGCTCCACCAATCATTGCACTTCCATAAGCGTTTCTTAAGCTCTCCTGTCTCTGCCTACCCCGACTAACTCTTAACTGTTTTGTTAATTTTCTTTGTCTCTTCCTTTCCTGCATAAAGGATTCTTGATAAGCAGAAGATACCTGTGGCCCCTGCATGATCGGGGAACTCGGAGCACCAAATCGCTCTGCATTAATACTGAAGTCTCTAAATCCAGAGCCTACTTTTCTCTGTTGTCTAAGTTTTAATATAATTTTTCCCCTGGCTACTTCTTCATTCAACATCTTTAGGTTCTTAGCCCTAAAATTTAGCTGCTTATTTATCTGAGCTGTTTTACTAAGCTCCATCTTTTCTAACGCTTTTTGCAGCGTTAATTCATCCTTCTGAGCTTGAATACTCCTTTGTATTCTTTCGCCTACAGGACTGCTCTGCCACGGCATGTCAGAGCCAGGAACTTTCCGTAAATGAGCAGGTCTGACAGGACCAGCTTGTCTCGAGTACTGATTGGGGTCTACTCCTCTAATTTTATTTAGTAGTTGAGATCTTTGCTCTAGTTCTTTATTTACTGCCCTTTCTGCTAAAACAAGGTTTTTTGCTGCATCTGTAGCAGCCTTTGTACCTAAAGTGCTTCTTTTGAAATCATCTGAGGCTTTACTTAAAGCTCTATTTAAGTTGTTTAAAGAGGGAACTAAACTCGTGTCATATACCTTAGTCAGATTGCTAAGTAACTTATTTTGACGAGTTACCTGAATCGCTGTTTCTTCTAAACGATCTCTAAGCTCCTTTAATTGTCTAGTGCCTTTTACAGCAATATTTATATCGGCTTTATAGGCCACGATGTTTTAATCCAAGCACTACGCAACAGTCTAGCGGAGTCTCTTCGCCCTATCTATTTCTTTCTGCTGGTCTTCGTTTAAAACTTGAAAATAAGAACTCCACCCAAGTATTTCTTCTAGCGTCATTTGTCTGACTTCTGCAAGAGACTTCCCCAACTCTTTAGCGATGCCAAATTGAAGCATCAACAAGTTATCTTTACGAAGCTCTGCACTTAGGATTTTGGGTCAATAGGCTCTTCATCATCACTAATAACAGCAAGCATTAGTTTCTGTAAATCTGCATCTCTGACTTCATTCTTTAATACATCTATTTCGCCTAAAGCAAATAAACGCTGCCCATTTTCATCTTGAGCTTTTGTCATTAATAAACGTAATGCAAATTCATTAGCATCATCTCCTTTTGCCCCCTTTTGTGCTCTTTCTCTTTCTGCCATTGTCAAAGGAGACACCCACATTTCAAATAACGTGCCATCGGATAGTTCTATTTCTTTTCTCGATGCTTCTAGATTTGCTGCCTTTTTTAAACGGTCTATTGCTCGCATAGATGTCCTTGACGGTTTTGAGCTGGATGCCATAACAATGTTTTATGTGCCATTACTATAGCTCAATAGTCAATAAAAAACCCTGCGGGAAGCAGGGTTAGTGGAACATTCCCATTCCGTTACTATTATGAACGACTAAAATCGAAAGTAGGAACTCCCGCAGGACGGAAATTAACAGTAACTTCTTGTGCATCATCAGGAGTAACACCTAAAGAAGCAGAAGTTAATGTCGCATCAAAACTAATAAAACGACTAAGAGTGTCACTTACAGTTCCACCGCTATAAACACGATCAATGTAAAGCTTAAAGCCAGCTCCTACTTGCTGACGTTGAAGAACATCTTCAATCATACGGTTAGAAAGAGAAGCATCTTCGTTTGTCATGTAAGCAGTTGCGCTACCTGAACCATCACCAAAACCAGCGATGTACTTTCTAAATGGAACGTACTGACCAGGGTCACCACCAATAGTAGTTACATCAATTTCAGCCCTTTCGATCTCAAAAGACCATGAATTAACCTGACTAACTGATTCAAAAGCAGCGTAAGCAACCTGAAACTCATTAGGAGCTGCGGCTGTTCCTACATCAGTTAGGTTTACGGCAGAACCACCAGCAGATGCAGATACAATTAATGCTCCTGTTGCTGCTGTATAAGTAATAACGTAATAAGTTGTTCCAGCAGTTAATCCAGCAGGTAAAGTTCCTGTTCCTGATCCACCTGTAGAGGAATCAACAACACTAAACTTAACTGGATCTCCAACCTTGAGATTCAAATAAGTTTCAACAACCATTGTCTCAGTACCGATGGTTACATCACCAGTACCGAAAGTTCCTGTTGTCCCTGCGGGTGTGTAATAGAGAGCACCTGATGTGCCAGATAAACATGTAACGGCCATGAGGCTGCTTTAAAATTTATATACAGGTTAGCTCAAAACTGTGGCAATAAAAGAAACATTTATTTCTCCCATAAATAAAGGTGCTGTTTCTGTACTTGAAAAAGACGGTCCTTCGATTGAACTCAGACGCATATAAACACCTGTTGTTGTCTTTGTAGATGAATTAAGTGTCTCTAGTACATCAACAGCAGTCGTTATTAATGTCTGATTTCTTGCTGGTCCTTTACCTTTTTCAGTAAATACTTCAATTGTTATTAACCCTCTTGCATTATCAACACTTGTAGTCAGCGTTGGGTCATTAGTAAGCCCGAAATCTACGCTAACCGTTACATATTCAGTCGTACTATTTAAAGGAGAGGCCGTTATGTTATCAAAGAAAATAGGGACCGCAGGACTTAACGCACCAAAGGCTGTGAGTAACGGATTCTCTACCTTTGCTCTGATTGATTGGTAATTCATCCAAATCCTCTTGTTGCAGTACGACGATCAGACTTTTTCAAAGCCCTATCCATTTCTATTCTAATTGCACGATCCAGCTCTCCTCCTTTTACGTATTTTCGGAACCAATTGAGTTTTGCTGTTCTAGTTGGTCTACCTCCTGAACCTGTGTTTATAGAACCCCTTAACTTTGGCGTTAATCTGCTTCCAGAACCTATTTCCCACTTACTACTAGGGAAATAACCTCCACTTATAAATCCAGGTTCAGGTGTAGGAGGTAAATACATATCTCTTTGAAAGTCAAAGGCTGTCTCTTTGTAAGGAGAGTCATTTTCGATCTCAAATACAACGCTATTTAGGCTAAATATCCCCTTTATCGCTTCTCTACCTGTTGTGGTAGGAAATCGGACACCAGTTGGAGCACCCTGACCACGAAAGTTCCTACATTTAAATGTTTTATGCGTGGGTGTTGTTATTTGCCACGAATTTGAAAAACTACCTGTCCAACTTGGTCCTTCTTTTTGTAAACCCCTAATTATTCGAGCAGAGGCAAATGCTGGACCGTGATAAACAACAGAAGCAGCAACCCTATCTACTTCTTTGAGTGCATCCCATAATTGATTGACAAACTTTGCCATTATTGTGGTCTGACAATAAGAGTGTGAAAGATGGGGTTATCACCTCTCGCTGTATTTACACTTAGTATTTTTCCTTCTCTAGTAACTCCTGCCTGTGGGTATTGCATACGATCTAACTCTGTTGGGTAATAATTTCCTAATTCCGCAGTACCGATAATTATTTTTACATCTGTTGTTTGATACAAACCTTTACTCTCGCTGGTATTTATGCTCGTTATTACTCCCCTTACAGTGACATTTGTATCACTTGAAGTTGCTTGTCCTGTGGTTGGGTTGTAAGTAGCAGATCCAGTTTTTATGTATGTGAACTCTTGCCCCCATGTTGCAAGGATTTGTTCAGGTACATTTCCAAAGACATCATCAATTTTTGCCATAATTAACCTCTAACTACCCGAACTTGATAGCCACCAGCTCCACCAAGACAATAAGCACCAAGATAGGACTGCAACCAAGGATAAACGTCAAAAACATTATTAACGTTGCCAGTAGCAAGACTAGCTTCGTTGTATTTCACCTTTAATTCACCCATTTCGACTTCTTTTGCAACACCCGCAGTACCTGTATTCCCTGTCATTGCATCTGTATCATTAGCCAATGCTCTTGCTAATTCATATTGAGCATATTTGATCTTATTAGGAATTGAACTGCAATCAAGTTCAACATCATCCACTTGAAAATTATTTCGAGGCCATTTTAATGCTTGCGATTCATCACATCTATCACCGTAAAAATTAAGACTATCAATCCAACGACAAGCAGAAATCAATGCTCTATTTTTCTTGTCATCTGTTTTGTCTGTCCACGTTGAATCATCAGGAGAAGTTTCAAAGTAACTATTAGCTTCTGCCAAAGTGACATAACTATTAGAACTTTCACCTTTCAAAGTGGCTGAGATAGTTGCTGCCACGTTTATTTACCAAACATTGTTTTTATTCTAGCGTCATACAAAAGCCCCACTCGAAAGTGAGGCTTTTTTAGTATTTAAATCCTTTTAGAACCGTCATCCCACAGAAAAAGTAAATCTTTTTCGGGTTGAAAGATGCTAGTTAAAACATCTTCGAGTCATTCAAGCTCATTCTAAAAGAGTTTAATGATGATTGCTGGAGAGTACACAGACCCTTTATCCAACCTCTCACTAACCACTATAAATCAAAGTGTTGATGTGTCTAGTGGTGTGTTAACTGTTAACTGAACCATAGGAATTAGGTCTGCATCATAAGTTGCAGTCCAGTTGTCCTTATTAC